GCAGTGTCAGCACGTTCTTCAGCAGACTTTTCTCTAGACTTTTCTATTGCCATAGAGGAAGCTTCTTTAGATTTCTCACGAGCAAAAGCAGAAGATTCTCTAGATTCTTCTCTAGAAGTAGCACCAGTTTCACCAATTAGTTTGCGTTTAGTAGCTTCTTTTTCGTGTTCTTTGGTGTTTTCTAATCTGTTTTCACCAATAATAGTTTGTTTGTTTGTATCCACAGCTATTGTTTGCATAGCATTTTTGCGGATACCAACCAACATCAAATTGTTAAGAGCAGCTTTTTTCTCTGCATTAGAAAAGTTATTCCAGTTCTCTTGACCAATTTGAGAGATAACATCTTTCTGAGCTTTTTCTGGAAGACGATTAAAGGTATCACCAATTTTATCTTCTGCTACGCTACTAAGAACAGCCGCAGCTTTTGAAAGCTCTCGCTCATTGTTGTCCAGAGCTTTAGCTTCATCAGCAACTTTTTTAGAGTCATAAATTGTTGCACTATTAAAAGCTTTTTGTGCATCTTCAAATTTACCTGCTTGCATTAAAGCAAGACCAGTCATCCTAGAAACATCTCCAAAACGATTTTCATCTACAGCAGTTTGCATTTCAGGAGACTGATACATCTTAGCAAGCTTGTCTCTAGAATCTCTGTCAGCTTGTATGCCAATCTCTGAGATTGTGTTAGCAAGTTTACTACGCTGAACGTTAGCTTGTTCTTGTTGTAGCTTGAGCTGTTGCTCTTGCATCTTGTTAGCTTCAACTTGCTGAACATTAGGCATTGCAGCCATGTTCTGCTGAAGCTGTAAAGCAGCATTGCTACCAGCAGCTACATCGGACATTAAGAGTGGCATATTATTTCCTTATCCACCAGTGTAGCCACTGAAATCCATACCAGCAGTAGGTGCGCTACTTCCACCAGCCATAGACGACATACCACCGCCTACCATAGAAGCGTTACCAGCATTAGCTGCTTGCATACCTAATACTTGTGCTCCAGTAGGATTGGTATACATGTTATTACCAAACAAACCTGAAGTACCAAGAGTACCCATACCTTGACCAAGAGCTTGCCAACCAGCTTGTTGTTGTTGCATACCAAGTTGAGCTGCAGCAGCAGGATTAAATCCAGCACCAGCACCACCAGACAACTGACTCAAATAGTTAGTCATAAAACTAGAGTAGCTTTGTTGACCAAGCTTCTGTAGGGCAGCTTCTTCATTACCAGAGTACAACATACCAGAGGTAGCAGCACTGGCTTTGTTAGCAGCCATAGCAGGATCAACAACACCTGTTTGGAACTGTGTGTACCCAGGCATCTGTTGAATGTTTGCACTCTGTCCAGGCTGTAAATAACCAGCATACATCTGAGCCAATTGAGCTTGGTATGGAGCCATTGGATTAGCTTGAGCAGTAGCAGAGCCAGGCCCAGAACCGCCAAACCCCAAGGCATTAGTAATAGCTCCACCAGTAAGGGAGTTAATACCACCAGCTATACCCAAGCCAGCAGCTAAACCACCCGCAGTAATTCCAAAAGTCATTTTAGTTCTCCGTGAGAAGTTCTTTAGTTGAGGCAATTAAACCTAGTTCTTCGTAAGAAGGAGCAATAACTTCTTCTTCCATCTTGTCTAGATTTTCTTCACCCAAGTGTTTTGTGAGGTGAACTGTTACCCAGATAGTATCTTCTTCTGCAATAACAGCACGCTTAAGACCTACCTCAGAAACAAAGATGCAGGGAGCTTCAAAATACTTTGGCCCAAACTCTGTTGACACAGCGACTTTACCTTGCATGATAAAGTTTAAATGCTGATGCCTATGTATTTTACCTATGATTAGCGTACCTTTGGGAATAAACATTTGTCGGGCATAAGTGCCACAACCGTACTTCTCATCAATAGGGGCGTAGTGGTGAGTCAGTTTACAGTCAGGTAAGGTGTCTTTCATTAGACCTTCAGCAGCCATCTTTAACATGCCCTCTTGGACATTCAAGATGTTTTCTCTAAACTGAACTTTAGCTAGAGAGTTATTGCTGCTATCAATGGTTACATTTGTACTCATGTCTTACCTTTTGTATTGGGGATTACCACCAACACCTTGCTCTTGATCCATCTCACCTATGCGGAAGTCAATCTCAGCAACATCTAAGCGAAGAGGTACATTATCTGTACACAAGAACTGCCAAGACCTACGACGATCAGCACCACTTAAGTACACTTGAGAACGAGCTGCATTTAGATTAACAGGGCGAGGTACAGAGTAACTAACGTAGTCATTACCTGAATGACTGATGTACATAGTACCAGCTACTTTATCACCAACTATTTCTAAACGACCATAGAACTTACGTTTAGTAGTACCGTTGTCCATGATATTAGTAACAGACCTACAGTAGATAGGTTGCCCATTATCTTGGTAGACTTCAGTGTTTAACTGGTACAAGATAGCCCTATCGTCATCTAAGCAGTAGGGAATGTTGTTTAACTCAGCATAGAACGTAGGACGGAAGTACATCTCATAGTACGTACCTGGGTTAGGTTGATCGTTAGATGCCATAGCCCATTGAGTCCATGTGTACCACATCTTCTCATCAATGTCGTACACAAGAGTCTTGTTTGAATCAATAAGAGTTAAGACGTAAAACGTATGACCACTAGTCTTGTAGCAGTAAGCACGTACGTTAACTAAGTCATCAGCTTCTAAGTGACGATCAATGTGGCTAGTAGACACCTTAACAGGAGATACACCATCCATGATGTACACAGACTTGCCGTACGTACGAGTAGTACCAACCCACAGTACCGTGTTACTAGTAGCAACAATGCTGTCCCCATTAGCACAGCCAATTTCATTGGTGTAGCTGGCAGCTAGGGCAAGAGGAGAACCAGGGTAGTTACCAGCATCGTAGAAGAATTGCGTACTAGTAGCACCAAAAGCTATGAGGTAGTTTAGGTGTTTAGCAATACCAACAAGGGTATCTGTAGTCTGTTCAAAGCTTAAGAAGCTAAGAGCGTTCCAAGATTTAGGATCACCAAGGTTGCAGTTGTAGATGCGGTTATTAGTTGTACCTATAAACACATAGTTGTCTAGGAACACAGCACCAGATACAAACGGACCACTAGGGAACGAGTTAAGAGCTGGAGTTAACACAGCTCCGTTACCTAAGTCTTGAATAGTAACCGTACCAGATACGTCAGCAACGTTAGCAATGTTTAACGTAAGGGTTGTACCGTTGATGCTAGTAATGTAAGCGTTAGGAGCCACACCAGTACCTGTAACGTACATACCTGTATATACACCCGTAGCACTGGATACCGTGATCTCATAGAACCCATTAGAGCCTGTAGCAGTAGGTGTTTGAGTAGCAGGAAGGTTAACTGTACAAGTACCAGCAGAGCTAAGACCACTACCAGGGTTAGTCAGGGTTACAGTACTAATAAGCCCGTTAGTAACAGTGGCGGTAGCAGCAGCGCCACTAGCAGAAAGGCTAAGGGTAATACCACTGCTGTAATTAAGCCCAGGATTGTCAATGCTAATATTGACAAGGTAGGTATTACCAATAGCACTAAAAGAGCCGCCTTGAGTAAATAGATAACCGTTGACTTTGTTTTGGATAAATAAGTAAGAGTCAAGGAATGTCCTTACAAAGTAGCTCTGACTAGTAGATGCAGACGTAGTACCAATGGTACTCACAGACGGAGTACTAGGATTAATTTGATACACCGTGTTATTAATAACACCAACCAAGTTACCGTTGTATGGGGTTAACCCTTGTGCTTGGGTGTAATTAGGTGGAGTTACGGATGTTACTTGAGTAACGTATTGCAACCCAGGACGTTTAACCCAATCACGCTTACCACCACTGCTATCAAAGAAAACGTTAGCACAGTACGAGTCAGTAGCAAAAGACCCGTTACGACTTTCAATAGGTTGGGTAAGAGCAATACGTTCGGTAGTCATGCTTACCGTCCGTAAGAGTTAGTGTTGGTAGACCTAAATTCAGGCATAAAGAAAGTACTAGAAGCTTCAACGTCCCAATCAGACAGCTTTTCTTTGTACATAGCAGCACGTTGCATAATCTCTTGGCGGTAGTTCATAGGAACACCGTACTGCATAGACAGCTCATCAGCTAGTCCCCAGACCAAATAGTTCTGCCACTCAATAGGAAAGTCAGGAGTATCAGTAGACGTACCCGTGTTTAGGGTAACGTCATTGATAGGCATCTGAGCAATCACGTGCAACTGAATGTTAGTCTGCGAGTTAAGGTCAGGAGTCAAGTACACATACAACACACCATAAGTACTACGTGGATCGTAGAACAAAGTGTTAGCAGTACCAGTAGAGAACTTAGATCCCAATACGTTGTACTCTTGTTTAGATACAAGTAATACAGGTGTATCAATAGGAGGAGACACTTGAATGTTACGGTAGAACCCCTGAATAATCTTCAAAGGTTTGTCAGTAATAGCTACTGTAGGATTCAATGAATCATACATCAACGTAGAAGAAGATCCACCCAGTGTGTATGTAGTTTGATTAGCTGTAGTAGGGATGATCAACTCAGAGATTTTCCACAACTTAAGACCGTCAATACTTGCTTGTTTAATGAGCAAGTTAAGAGCCATCAAAGCATTAGCGTAGGTGTTTGAATCAGGAGTATCTCCAATTTCAAGAACACCTAACCGACCTAATGCTAGGGATATGATCTGACTGCTGCTAATACTGTAGGTAGAACTCATGTTGTTTATCCAATAAGGAAGCTGTTTAAGCTAGGAGCTATCTTACTAGGAACCATACAGCCAGGAATACCTGAGCTAGGTATAGCGTATGAACCCTCTAGGGTACACACAGGACGGTATCCGTTATCTTTGTTAGCAGCAGCACAATCAGCTACGCCATAGTCTGCAACTCCATTGATACCAATGAGGTCACATACAAAAATAAATTGATCTTGCTGCTCTGATCTAACGAATGGTGGTGTCTGAATATCAGCAACACCGTGTACGTAGTCTTGAGGTTGACGAGGTTCCCAATCACCTTGGCAGACCATAAGTCCGTCCCAACGTAACCGTAACTCACTTTCTTTGTACTTG